GTCAATGGTGTGATTACCCAGTATTCGAGGCATCTTATTGCCATCGTCGCTGCCCACGCCGATAATGTCGGTCTTCTGGGCCAAATCCGTCCAGTCCTCATCGAAGTCATCGCCTCTGACGAAAATGGTATTACGGTCGGCATAGTTCGGGCTTGTTGCTATATTGAGATGACTTAATTCGAGAGCATCAGCGATAGTCAAAACAGCATGGCTCCAGCTAAGACCATCATTGTCATCGTCACCCATGTTGTTATCAACATAATAAACAGTCCCTTGGTTGACTCCCATACCCCCGACAATTATATCGATTGCCTTCATCCACGCCCACGCGGGGTCTTTATTAGGCATGGCTCCGGTAAGCCAGTCGGCAGTCGGCCTCGTCCAGATATTAAAACGAGTGGCATCTCCGAAGCAGGGAACAGCCATAAGCGCTATCGCCATTATTAAAATTAACTTTTTCATTGTTTATTCCTTTCTAATTAAAACTCGTTACTTGTTTACAGAGCCGGATCAACTACATCGAGTCTCTCGGCGCCGTACACCAAGTCTGCATAGACCGCAAAACCGGTAGTGCCAGCTTCGCTTACTGGAACATAGAAAAGTCCGGCGTAATCGTAGCCTTCCGGCAGTGCTATCGGATCGACCCTGAATTGATGTATGGAGCGAGCGGTCAATACCTCTGGCAGCAGGATTCGAGAAACACCGGCTATAATCTGGTCGCCACTTGCAAGACCTGCCTCGGTATCGAAACGGAACTCGACCCTCATACCTGAGTCCAAACCAGCGCAGACTACTGCGACTATAATGCGAACCATGTGATCGGAACGAATGAACACACTTCGTATCGCATCGCTGGGGAAAGAAATTACGTGCTCGCTCACCGCCTCGGTGGTAATTACCTGCGGACTTGTGGAAAAACTTGTAATTAAATCAGGAATACTCATTTTACTAACCTTTCATAATTTAGTTTTCATTTACGAGAAACGGTTACTCAACCGTAGCCTCGGTATTTGTGATTTTCTCGATGATGTGCAGCGGGATGTTATCGATGCCCGGAACTTTACGACCAAACGGGTCTGTAACCGTATGCCATACGTTGCCCTTCTCGTTGATACGCTTGCGGATTTGGGCGCGCAGGGTCTTGTTGCAGTACATAACCGCGTTATTGTGGTCGGGCATGGACTCCAACATGTCAATCAGGACTTTTTCATCGAATCCGAAATCATCCACGCCGTCAATATTGGTCGTGGATATATTGCACATTCTCTGCACGTATCGAGCGTCCATGATTGCATGACTGATGTGCAGGTTGAGATTGTTTCTGACGGCCATGAATTTCCGGTTTGCAACGGCTAAGACGTCATCTACCCAGTCATCAGTAAGTGCCTCAACGCTAATACCAACTCCCGTAAGAGGTGTGCCAGGCTGGTTAATACTGCCGCCTTCCGGAGCTTCGTTCTTCGAATATATCCAGGTGTACTTTTCCGGACCCCAGCCAATCAATAAAAGGGAAGTCTTGTTCTCCGTTGACGAAGCGGCACCGCCTGCGTTATCGTGAGTATAAGCGCTCGATAACGTGTTGTAGTCCGAGCGCATTTCGATACCCTTCGGACTCTTACCAGTAGCTCGCGTGCCATAAATAAGCTCGGTCATGTGGTTCTTGAGCATACCCACCATGTACTGACCTATCATTCTGGCCCGCAGTTGAGCGGCCAAACCCCTATCGCCTCTTGCCTTCTTCAGCAGTAAGGCCCTATCGGCCTTGAACCTGCCGTCCAGCATTACCATTGGCTCACGAAATTCGGCAAAAGTCGGTACTTCGGTTGCAATACCTTCGTTGAATGCCCTGTAAGTACCAGTCGGTTGGGACAGCTCCGTAACTCCTATGTGGCCTGAGCCATCATTGCATGCTTCGAAATGTGCATCTCCAAACATCTCCATTTCCTGAGAGAGCGCCTGAATAAGAGGTATAAGCGCACCTTTCGGGTCGATATTTATGGATATTTGGAGAGCTGTAAGGTGTTCTCCCAGTGCGAATGTAGTCATGATACTAATCTCCTAAAAAAACTTAATTGTCTTTTTTCGGAGAGTAGTCCGCGACTATCGCAGGCCCTCCTGACGCTTTACGCCTGCTCGGCGATGGTCGCTTTGACCACTAAGCATCAGGCCTCGTGTGAGGTAGTCTGAGTGTTTTACGTATTATTCAGTATATCATATTCCTTGTCAAACCTTATTATCTTATTATTTAGAACTTGTTTAACTTTTTTTTGTAAATCTTTATCTTCTATTAACCATTCTCCCGCTTTTTCATAAGACACTTTGGTATAAAGTTCGGCAAGCAAATCTTCAAGCTCTTTGATTCGCTCGGCATTTCTTACGGCGTGGTTATAATCTGTTGTTTGAATTTCTCTAAGGTCTGCATAATCAGCCTCAAGCTCTTTGACTCGCTCTTTGAACTTTATGACTTCGACCAAACATTCTCTTTCCTCTTGTGTTAATTCTTGGCATGCCATATCGTTTATCCCTTCGGTTGCAAGGCCGGACTCTTTTCGCTGCACTTGGCAACGAAGTCAGCGTCGGCGTCCAGATTACCGACCTTCACGTCTCCAACCTTATTTGTTCCCGACTGCATATCCTTTGCGACCCTGGCCATGTGCTCTACCTGGACGGGCGGTACGCCTCTCTTATTCCACTCCTCGAAGTTCTCCGGCATCTCATTCATGCTCTTTCTGCCAGTCTCTTCGTCTGCTCCAATTATCTCTTTCGCTTCGTCCGAACCCCATGTATCGAGATACCTAAAGGCAAGTCTGCCCATCTCGATAATCGCCGGTGGTTGATGTTTATCAGTAATCTCTTTGACGGCAATATCAAAGGCCTCCTTCTTTGTCTGCTGAAGTTTATTGTATGCCTCAACTGTTTCTTTCTCCATAGCAGCTACAAGTTTATTCTTCATCTCTACCGAATAACCCTCATCACAGAAAAATTGAGCCCAGGTCTTAGCATCCTCTTCGTTCCAGGGAAGCCCTTCAGGGAAATTCAAGGGCTTTTCGATGAGATAATCTTCGAGCTTGCCGGTTGCGCCCAATTCAGTCCGAAGTCGCTTTTTATAGGCAACCTTATCTTCGTCTGTGGCTGTATCCTCCGGGCGACGAAATTCGCTTTCGCTCAATTTTGCATGGGCTCGCCGACTGTCGATTGCGCTTTTTGCCAGGGCTTTTATATCGTGAATATCATCAAGAGTTTTGCAACGGCCGCGCTCTTGTGTTTCTACATAACCTTCGCCTAATTCTGCAATGACAGTTTTTGCAAATTCATCCGTGAAAGTCCCATCTTCGCCGATATGCTCCATTATTTGTTCTGACATAGTTACTCCTTTATTTGTTTCTCTACTTCTACCACATTAGGATCGGGTATGCCTTCTTCAACAAGTTTTGCTACTTGCCGATACATAGTGGTTTGTACTTTTATTTTGAGTTCCCAAAATAACTCATCAATATCTCTATGAAATTTATTCATATCATCGTTCAATTCACGCATCAATTTATCGGAGATATTAGGACTCAATTTGTTATATATTTCCTCTAATTTTCTTGTTAAGAATTTTGATGTGGGTAAATATGGCATTATTCTTTTACCTCATTAGGGTCTTCAACTTTCTTCGGTTCACTCAAAGCGTCCAGTTCCTTTTTGAGAGCCGTAATCACTATCTCCTGCTGCTGGGCAACCCGAATCAGACTTCGGACGTTGTAGGCCAATACCGACTCGTTGTTGTAGCCATACGCCTCTATCCACGCCTGTTCGGGCTTTAGAATGGTGTCCTGCCAATATTTCGGCACTTTAGAGTCTGCCGCACCAAGACACAAACATAGACCCAACACGATTCCGATGGCGATGTTCACAATATTGGTGCCTTTTAGTATTCCCTTTTTCATTCAGCATAACCTTCCGGTAAATCCGGTTCTTCTTCCTTGTGGATATGACTTTTGGCGATTTCTGCCTCTCTTTCAACTAAGAGAATCGGGTCGTAATTAGCTACCCCGCACAAAATAAATGTATCTTTGAGAAACGCTTCAAGGTATAGTTGGGCGATTGCGCAATGAATATCATTCGCAGCGCTTTCTACTAACTCGGCGACGCGCATCTTCATATCGCAGACGACCTCTTTGCCCTCGCGGGTCGAAAGAAGTGCCATATAATACGCCTGCTGGGCGCGTTGCCTCTGCTTGTCTGTCCTTTGCTCAGACGGTGTTTCGTACCATTCCAACATAATTATCTTTGTTTTTTAGCCTTTTCGGGAGGAGGAAAAGCAGCATTAAATCTTGCATTTACTTCAGCAAGCTGTTTCTTTAGCTCTTTGTTCTCTTCCCCCTGCTTCAGAAGCAGTTTCTCGTTAATCTTTTGGCGAGTCTCGCCATCTGGGGATTTAGGAGCTGCCTGCTCCTCCCTCGCCATGCCGGGGACGCGAATCGTCAAGTCCCAGCCTGGTACGGCCTTGAGTCTATCTGTAAGTATCTCCTTTTCTACCTTACGGCCAGTCAGCTCGCACAGGCTGCGTATATATTTTTCGGCCATAGCCTTTGTTATTTTCTTTCCTGGATATTTAAGTTTAAGGATACGTTTAAGGCGCTCTGATTTCTCAAAGTTCTTTTTGAAGACGCCATCTTTGCGGATGTGAGGCCGTAAGTCCCGTTCGTTCTGAATTTTCGGAGGTAAAGTTATGGGTTCCGGCTTCTTTAATTCCGCATCGGGAATGTCAATCTCTACTGTTTTGGTTTGTGGTTCGTACTTTTTAGCCATTGTGTTCCTTTCTTAACTTATTCTTAATTTATCTTTTTTTTCAAATGCACCACAACAGTCATTTTCACGCTGAGTTGGACAATGAGGAAACCTCTGACAATCCGGCCGAAGCACAGCGAACTTCTCCATTGAAAAAGATTCGTTATTTGAGCAAAATCTACAATCCTTACACTTCATTATGCTGCTCCTCTGGATATCCCAGTAAAGCATCATTATGCCGCTCCTGCCGCTAACATTGCGGGCGATTCGGGATTAACTGCATCTTTAGTCATACTCGGTATGACTTTGCTCATTCTCTCGGCCTGCTCCATCTGCTTTTCCTCTTGCGCTAATTGTGCAAGACCGGCCTCAATCTGAGCTATTTCAAGGTCATTGAAAATCAAGTCCTGCCCAATCCGATCGACTAACATCTTCTCAAGCATTTCCTTGGCCTTGATTATCACAAGTGCGCTCGGGAATATCTCCCGCCATTCCTTGATAATAGCTATTGCCTCCACCATGCTTTTATTCAGGCGGACATTACGCTTCAATTGCGCTAATTCTCCGTTGAACCGATTGAGTATGCTGACCTTACCGCCCACGGCCTCGTCCAATAGTTCCTGCGGCGGTTCGGGCATGCGCCCTGCTACGGTCTCATATATCCATACGGCATCAACGCTGGGCTCCAAACTGTCATCCTCACTTGATTCGATAACCGAAGATAGTTGGTTTACCCGTTCTCCTGTGGCCTCCCTGATTTGTGTGGCCGTAGGATAATCACCTCTTTCTCTCTGTAGTCTCATTATCATTTCAAAGTAATCGACGTAGAATCTTGCATTCACCTGGTCATCGTGGCGGTCAAGCAACGTCTCGGCATAGCGCGGGTCAATATTCTGATTGAGAAATTCTATCTTTTCGTCAGGAGAAGAAGTATATGTGTTGCTCGCAGGAGCCAAGTTATGTTTTCTGACTTGGTCCCTTAAATTCTCATGTATCAATCTTGGCCGCTGTACCATCGCATGAGAGCCTATCAGACCGTGTTTTCCTATCGTATTGCCATAGGTGGCCGCTGTTAAAGCGTCCATTGCCATCGTTAGCGGATAGCCGGAGTTCAACCTCTCTCCTATTCTCAAGACGCTCGGGCGCCAGTCCAAACCCTTAGTCTCAATTAAACTGTCCCCTTTGCTCATACCTGCCTTTTGGAGTATGTAGAATTGAATGAACTGCTTATCCTGATTGTTCTTACTGCCTGCAATTCTGCTGCCGTTGTCGTAAATGGCCTGAATGACTTGATATTCCTGGTATGGGTCTTTGCTATTTTCGCCCTTTGCCTGCTCGACAATCTCAGATGTAAGTTTATCCTCCTCGAACTGCTCGAAGAGCTGCTTGGCCGTGAACGTGTGCTCGAAGTGGTCAACATCTACATCATCGAATACGTTGGTGCTGAACCAGTGATTTCGCGGGTCTCGGCGCCGGAATACCAATCGGTCGTTAACTATGTCCTCATCAATCGTCATTACGCCCCAAAGAACAGAAGCGTCTCCTACTTGTTGCTGGTAAGCCGTCTCGTGGTAGAATGTCGATTTGTCAAAACCCGACCGTATCTGCTCAGCCGCCTCCTGCATATACTGTTTGATGTTGTCTATCTCCATCATTTTTCGTTTATGGGCGATAAAGTTTATCCACGATTGCTCGGCCTGGTCTCTCTTGGTGGCCGTCATTGAAACAAAACCGGCCGCAAATTTTCTGCGAGCCTCCGAGGGTACCTGGTTGTAAATGGACATCCCGTATTTCTGCTTGCCGGGCTTGACACTCTTCTGCATGTCCCACGTCCGGGGCATGAACAGCTTTGTGCATAAGTCCATTAACGGCTCAAGAGGCTTGCGGATAGACTTCAAGCGCTCGTGATGCTGCATTATCTCTTTGACTATCTGCTTATCGTCCTTAGTTCGCCATTCAAACATTATGTATCTCCACCAAAAGAAGAAGGCCGTCAGATTAACAATTGACGCTGGCGAGCTGAGCTTTTAACTCCATCAACTGTTTATCTACGGCCTTCCGTCTTTCGGATTATGCCTTTATTAAATTTTTATGCTATTAAAGTTACTCCTTCAATATAGTCTCTAATATATTTGTATTTACAAGTTTACCTTTTTGGAAGTTTAATTTTATACTA